AGGGGGATAGCGGAGTTCTCCCATGACGACTGGTCTTTCATATGCTGGCACGGTAGCAGGCACCAACAGCTACATTGATCAGATTGCCACTATGGCCGTGGTTGCGGTTAACGATCCCGCGTATGTAACTATTCTTCCGCAGATGATTACATACGCCGAAAACCGCATGTACCGTGATTTGGACTTTCTATTCACCTCAGTCTCAAATTCAACCTACTCTTGCACTGTTGGAACCCGGACTATTTCGGTCCCAGCAGGCACGTTTGTGGTTCCTGAGCAAATCAACGTCATCACGCCGGTTGGCACCACTAACCCAGATAACGGCACCCGCGTCCCCTTGCTCCCGACCACTAAGGAGTTTTTGGACGCCTGCTATGGTTCTGGTGTGTCAGCTAATCGTGGACTGCCAAAGTATTTTGCGCCGTTCGACGATTATACGTTCCTCATGGGACCGTATCCTGATGCTGCTTATCGGGTTGAGATTGTCGGCACGATTCGTCCTGATAGCTTGTCAGCGACAAACACCACGACATTCATCAGTCTGTATCTGCCTGATTTGTTTATCATGGCGTCGATGATCTATGTGAGTGCATACCAGCGCAACTTTGGCCGTGCCAATGATGACCCGCAAATGGCTGTGACGTATGAAAGCCAATATCAGGCGCTTCTGAAGTCGGCCATGATGGAAGAAAACCGCAAGAAGTTCGAAGCTGCGGCTTGGTCGTCGCAGTCGCCGTCTGTCGTTGCCACGCCGTCGAGGTAATCAATGCCGCATCAG